TCCTCAGTTAGCCTTGCCAAAGATGCTGGCTCATCTTTCCGAATTAAATCCAACGATATCCGTGTTTCATATTTAGACATTTCTTCTAAGGATAATATAGCTTCAGGCACAGCTTCGGGAGCAGGAGCTACAGGAGTTACCTCCAATTCCTTCCTAGCCTTCTCTACCTTCTCTGCAGCACCCAACTTAGCTTGAATATCAGCCCTCTCCTTAGTCAGCTCAGCTACCCTAGCCCTCATCTCTGCTCTAGTCCCTTTAAGCTCCACCACTTCATAGGCAGGAGCCTTAGCTGCAGGCATTTTCTTTATGCGAGTATCTATCATACTTAGGGAGTCTTTATACACGGAGAGCTCAGCATCTATAGCTCCCATCCTATTTGTAAGAGTTTGGGTTTGCTCTTTAATTTCTGGGGGAATTACTACTTCACCAAGCCCTGGTTTGGTCTTACCAGACAGTACTGTAGCCCAAGCTTCCTCAGCTTCCATATCCTTAATCATAGCCCTAGAATAACCCATTTCCTCCAACTGGGCTATAAGGCTTGCAGGTTTCTCTAAGCTAATTCCTTCTGGGACTAACTTAGCTACCATACTGGCTGTTATAGCACTGGCTGGTATATTGGTCTCCGTAGCCTGCTTAACCACATTGGAGATAACCAGAGCTGTGCTAGGAGGGGCTTCTGCTGAAGCTCCCGCAGCTCCTGCTATCATCTTAGCAAAGGCTTGAGCCTCTGGGTCAGTCCATTTAGCAGCTTGCATCCATTCAGTAATACCCCTAGCAAACTTAGGGTTAGTTCTCATAGCCTCAGCCATAGAAGCCATAGCACTCTGAGATTCCCCCACATTAGCCTGTTTCCAGATATTAAACATTTGGATATGCTCTTTAGAAGCTCTAGGGAAAGCGTGGAAAGCAAAAGACCTCTTCCAAGCAGCATTAACATAAGCTGGTGCTGATGTGGCTGTTATCTTAATTGGGGATATTATACCATAATAAATAATCTTACCTACCAACCATTCCTGACCTGCTATCGGGGCTAAAGCTGCCCTGAGTGCTGTGGCTGCAGGTGCTGCAGCAGCTGTTCCTGCTGGGGTTGCTCCTACAGCTTGTGCAGCAGCACGACCCCCAACAGAGTAAGAAGATAAGGCTACCCTAGCACTTATAGCCGAAATACCAGCCCTCCCTAATCCTACCCAGAAAGGAAGGGACAAGACTAATTGCTTGTACCAAGGGAGAGTTAAAAACCTCTCATAGTACAAACCATCGGGGAAGAATTCCCCATAGAACTGGAACGTCTCTGAAAGTTCCTCCTTGGGTTTTGCAATCTCTCGGAGGAGTTCCCAATCCTCTTCGGGTATATCTTCATATTTCTCCCTGACTTTTTCTATATCCCTTATATCTAGCTCCCCCCTTCTGAGAGCTTGCCACTCTTCCTCTGTCAAAAGAGAACGCACTCTCGTAGCTTCTGCAAGATAACCAATAGCCGAACCAATAAAGTTAGGGGGAACAAAAGCAACCTCCAAAGCAGTGAAGACCCCATTGAGTATTGGCTCTGGGACTCTACCTAAAACCTCCTCCCACCATTTAAGCTCCCTAGGGATAAAATCCCCCTCCTCACTAATAGTCCCTATTTGGTATTCATCCATCCAAACAGAATTATCAGATAATTTCCATGTAAGCTGGAGTTCCTCCCCTTCGGGGGTAGTAATCATAAAAGGAACTTGGTCAAGAGAATCCAATATCTCCTCCTGTGTAAGAGGAGCTATTTCACCAGTCTCTGGGGAGATTTTACCTATTCTTTCTACCCCAATATCATTCTCTACATAAACATAGTTATCAGGAAGAACCTTAGCTCCAGTCCCCATTCCAAGCTCAGCATCCTCAAGGTACACTGACTTCCCCCTAGCCTTTTCCTCCTCATGAACTCTCTGCATAAGGTCTTCAGTAGATTCCCCCTCTTTGGGGATAATACCCTGCTTTATAGCAAGCTCCCTATAATACTCCTCCAGAGCTTTTTGCATTGCATCATCAGTCTCTTCTACCTCTGGGGGATACATTTGTTTGATAGCCTCAAACACACCCTCATAATCCTTTTCAAAACCTACAGTAGCTTCAAAGAATCTTGGGTCACGCCTCATAGGGAACTGTCGGAGATACCATTCTCTTAAATCCTCCTCTGTGAGCCCTAGAGGTTCTCCTGTACCTACAAACCCTCCCCCTGTTAGAATCTCCTCTGGGGTTGATATAGCTATCCCCTGAGCAAAAGCTGTAACCCATTTACGTTCATCTTCTGTAAAGTCTTGGGCTAAATCTTGGAAAAGGCTACCAAGAAACGTTGGGTCTGATACAGGCTCACCCCTAAGTTTCCTATAGGCAAGCTCAGCTTGGATAAGGGGGAGTCTACTTGCCACAAGAGCAACCCTCTCCAGCTCATAGATTTCCCTTTCAAGCTCCAACTTCCTTTGCTGAGCCAATTCAGGGGTAATCATAGCTTGGGGAAGAATTTCTTGTACAGAGGTCAAAGGGGCTATAGAAGTTGCCTCTTGTAAAGCTTCAAGGGGCAACGTTTGCCATCTAGGTAGTTCCTTCCAAGCTGCTGGGGTTAGTCTTTGTTTGTATATCTTCTCAAGCTCTTTCTTTTGCTCCTTTAGACCAACAAGACGCTTAGCATCTTCCTCAGTTAATTGAAGAGGAAACTTTGGAAATTCAAAATCATCAGTCATAGTTTATCCTCCTTGACTTGACCCTTTTTCCACTTTGCCCCCCAAAACAGATGGGCTATTAACATTCCCACAAAGAACTTCCACAAGTCAGCCCACACTAGGTACTCGTGGAGGAGCATACCAGCACCAAATCCAATGAACAGAACTAATACTGGGTTCTGGTAGGCTATGTCCCTCATTATAAAAGTCCACTGTCTACCACCTATCCAATGCCATAACCCCCATCGGTAAGGGTTAGTCCAAAACTTCTTCCACTTGGTCATTACACTGCCTTCAGTGAACCCCTACCTATTGACCTTCTCAGTTGCTCTGGGGGAAAGCCCCTTGCCTCTGGGGGAGCTACCTTAGAAGCTACTCTAGCTTTCTCCTCTGGGGCTCCCGCCTCCCTTGCAGCCATAATCCTTGACATATCTTCTGGCTGTCCCTGTCCTGGGGCTGGTGCTCCAATCCTGCCTTCTGCAGCTTGAGCCATCCTTCGGAAAATACCAGCCTGTCTCCTATCCCCCCTGCTATTAAGATAATCAGCATGAGCATAAAACCCTGCTATTAGCTCTGCCTCTTGGGACATAGGGTGATTCAACATCCTGTCCAAGCTCCTACGCCTCTTAATAGCCTGTGGGTCACTGAACCCATATATCTCAGTTATAATAGTAGCTTCATCAAGGTGCTTGTCAGCCATATTAGCTATTGTCCCTCTCTCCAGCCAGTCCTTGGGGGTAGCTACATCACTATCTACTTCTATAGATACTCCTTCAGGAATATCAGTTGGCTTCAACTTCTCAAGGAACTTACCTTTAACCTCAAAGACCCTGCCTGAAGACTTGAGCTTAGATAGCCAGAACTTATCATGTTCAGATATAACAAAATGCTTACCATCCATATAGGGATACAATATCTGGTTAGCTGAGGATGTAGCTAGAAGACTGAGAGCATACCCTGGCTGTCCTTCAACCATACCAAAGGTAGCATCATTGAAACTGCCTTTCTGTAGCTCCCTCCTTGTTTCCAACTGGTGAGCCTGTAGCTCTATGGGGATGGCTGCTGGGGGAACACGCTGTAGACCTGCCTCCCCAGGAGCATAGTGGAAGAGAGCTCCCCTCTGCCTTAACTGCTCTGGAGTAGCTTGGGGACTAGCAGAAAACTCCTGTACTATAGGTTGTGCAGTATCCCGAAGTATCTGGGTCATCATAGATTTCCACTTATTGAAATGCTTGCCTACAGCATCATTGACTTCGAAGATACCCCTGCCAGCCCACTTTGCCCAATCCCTTCTTGATGGAGCAAGACTACCTCTGTCTGGGAAGCCTCCAACTGGGGATACTAGGAGGTTCATATCAGGTCTGTCCACCCAACCTGTAACATCCTCACTGCTTATGAGAATCATATTGTGGAGACCCTCTGAATCTTGGACAAAGTAATCGTCAAGAAAGACCTCTGCAGATGGAGCCATAGTCTTAGTGTACTTCCAGTAGTTCTCCTGTGCCTTCAGGAGAGCATCCTCATTAGAGAGCTTATAGGAATGGACACAGGCTACCATCTTATTATTACCATATTTCGGGTAAGTCTCATAGGGATTCCAGACCTGGGCTTGCATAGTTCCAGTATCCCTGTCAAAAGCAGACACAGTAGAAGACCACCCAAGTACCAAGAGGAAGAAAGCTAACTCATCAACAAAGGATTGATTGCCCCCATATATCCTGTTAGAGTCAATAAGATGCCACATATACTCACACCCCCTGCCAACCCTAGCTCTCCTATCAAGCTCAAGAGCACTCTCATTCTCTAGGGGAGTATTATGGCTTAGTTCCCCTTTGGTCAGGAGATAGTGAGCCATATTATAGAATGTTTGGGGCTCATTACTTACATAGGTCTCCATACCCTTTGACTCCAGAAGGTCTAGGAGAACAAGGATTTCATACCACTCCCTGAATCGTTTGTTCCTGTAGAACCAGAACCTCTTTATGTTCGCTATATCACCTTTAATCTTCTCTAAGGCTATGTCCATAATTACCTCCTATCACCAATTCCAGCCCTCAACATAACCTTGATAGCCTCTTGCTATACCCTCAACCTTCTTTACAGCGACTGCTATCATTAGAGAAATAGCCAAGTCATCAAAGGTCTGGGCTGTTGGTTTCATTTTGATATACCTGTATCCTCTTATTTGTCTCACCAAGTTAATATCCCACAGCCCTAGCTGGGGGAGAGTAT